ATATTAATGACTATAACATATCAAAGAATAAAACAAGAAAAGTTAAGAAAAATTATTTATAAATCTCATTTCAAAATGGGCGTTTGAAATGAGAAAAGGTGTAAAAGACATTCTATTCTACTTGTATAATAAATCTAAAGTTTACAAAGGAATACACTCACTTTTGATGTCTTGAAAAATAAATTAGAGAGAAACGATTATATTCCGTAACCGTAGGTAACCCTTGAAATGATTGGTTCTCTCTCTAATTTGGCTAATGGAAAGTAGTTTCAATAGATTACATACTTGAAACACTTAAAAATCTGGCGTATCAGTAAAAACCTGCGGCACGGATGTTAAAAGTTCATTGGTCCCCCCAACCGAGAACATAACCGGTTTCACTTGGTCAATAACAAAGTGGCCTACTAGAATACTAAAGTAAACAAAGAGAGAATCTTTAATTAATACTTTCAACGGAATCGCTTCTTTAGCTACAAATCGCATCTCAATAAACCGTAATAGCAAATACGTAACAGATATTATGGTTGCCAGTAAAAATATGTTATTTTCCATTTAAAATACTAAATGAAATTCTTATTTAATATTTTACGCATAAAAAAAGACTTATTAAATATCACCTAAAACAACGACGTCTTTCAAATCAAGCAGTTCAGGAAATAACTGTTTCGGCATATCGTCAATAACATGTATATCAAGGTCATCTAATGAAACGGCATTATCCGAAATATTCAAACGAAAACTATCATCGTCGTCATCCGCGTCCTCCTCGGCACGACGTTGCTGGTTTCTAAGAATACTTTTTTGTTCCAGTGTTTCAAAGTCTTTTGGTGCTACGATAGAACTATGTTGATTATTTATGTCAACTACGCTATCTTGGTCGGAAAACTTTAGAGTTGTTTTCAAGTCATCGTTCGCATTAATTGTGTCAATGCTATCGATTGGCGAACGTTCTTCTAATACAGCTGCTGCTGCTTCTGGAAAGGGAGATCCTCTAGCTGCAGGTGCGGGTGCCTCCGCGATGGATTGTTCTTTGACTTCTTCTGTCACATCTTCTTCAGTCGTTTCATCCATATAAGCTCTTAATATAGCTTCAATCGGAATACTCTCTCTCAATGCGTTTAAAATACATTCTTGCACAATTATTTCAAGTTCTCTGTTATATTTCTGAACCTGAAGAGCAGGGATATTAAGCTCAAACAAATAAGTATTTTTATATATTTTTCTTGCTACATTGATGTATGCGTTGTGGATAAAGTCGTCTAGTTTAGGTATATTAATGTCCATTTTCTTTTGTTTTTGACCTACACGCATAGCTGTTAAAATTTTTAGTTGTATAATGTGTACGCATGTTACCAAATCTTCTAAATATAAGCATCCAGACTTTGCACAAATACGTTTTCTTTCCTTTTCAATAATAGCTTGATTCCATTTGGGAACTCTAGAAATAAGGTTTTGAAAAGTCATTAAATATTTATCCATTTCTTTGGTAGATTTACATAGTTTAATCGCATCATCCAATATTGATTTGTAGCCATCGATTATTAACGGCGTTAAAATAGTAATCAATCTAGCACCCCACTCGTTTCTAGACTCGTGCAGCGAACTAACATTAAAATCATCCATTTTTATTATAATATACTTGACTTTAAAAATTAAGTATTTTAACTAGTTGCGTTTATTTACATAAAAGAAATGTTTTCTAAAACAAGTACTTTATCTAAATAAATAAAGTTAAAAATAAACAGCATTAAAAGTTTTTCGTTCCTAAACTCTTTTTTGACTTTATTAAAAGTCACCAAGAGTTCATATTTCTTAACAGGAGTGAGATGGTCGGAAACAATTTTGGAAGTTTCCACAAGATAAAATACATCCAATGCGGTATATCCTCTCTCGTACAATTTATTTGCCATGGCCATGAGGTCCGAGATTTGAATATTCGCATCATGAAACACTTCGTTTAATTCTTTTTTTAACAAATCCAAACGACGAACCTTAACCTCATCCATTTTAAAGGTTTCATTTAAGTTGTATTTGTGAAGATTAATAATTGTTCCATTATGTTGTGGTTCAGAAAAGTAAATTTCACAAAATCTAGAGAGAATTGGTTTGAGCAATTTATACTTATCCTCCACAATAATAAAAAAACGGGTGTTGTGACTGAACAACTCAATACATCTACGAAGTGCCGATTGGGCGTCCATCGTCAGCTTATCTGCATTGAATAAAATAATACTTTTAAAAATATTCCCCCCGTTTGAATTTATGTGTGTCTTGGCAAAAAATTTTAACTCGTCACGAATAAATTTAATGCCTTTACCGTGAGCACAGTTAACATGCATAACCAGATTTTTAATTTGCTCTTTATTATTTCCATATATGGTATTAATAAAATTATGAACTACCGTTCTTTTACCGCTGCCAGATGGTCCATGAAATATAATATTTGGAATCTTGTGCGTTTCTTGAAAATATAGTAGTTTGGATTTTATTGTTTCATGAATGTTTAAAGACATTTTTTTTACCTTGGAGCGAACTAGTTAATATTAAAATAGTGTTTTTATATTTTAATATAACGCAATAACAATAACTTCTTTGCATTTTACATACCAACCAAAATTAAACACACGAGCAATACTTATCAATGTTAATAATAGTATTTTCATTTGGCATGTCTCCTTTGAAACTTGAAAATTGTTTAAATTCTGGTCTCTCCAATTGTGCCTGAGGTGTATGGTTATGAACAAACCGAGAGATCATCTTGTACAATTTAAATTCTGGATATCTATCGTCTCCGTTGTTTTTATAAAGTAAATTAACCCCAGTATCATCTAGGCACCACTCTACTATTATTTTTTTAACAGGGTCTTTACACGATTTCATATTTTTTAATTCTGATAAATCGGGTACCAAGTAATCGAATATGGAACAACCTAATCGACACAAATCAAAACTGTAATTTGGTTCTAGCCGAGGCTTCTTGTCATTGAAATAAGGTTCGGTGTTGTACTGAGTTGCGGCATCGTTTCCAATTTGGAAACTATCGCTGCAGAAAATATTGCCTTTAAATTTATAAATACTACGACCAAAATCAATAATTTTAAATAAACGTCCAAACGTAGGAACCTTGTAAACGACTTCGTTAAATCTATAATAAATAAATTTCTGTGTAGTAGTTACATACATTACGTTGTTTGTGTGTAAATCGTTGTGTGTGAAAGAATAAACCTTTTGATAAGTAATTAATGTCATAATAATCTGCATCAAAGCGGACAACCACTCTTCGGCACTTAGGTCATTATGAAGAATTAAATTATCAAAAGTATCCTCGCAATGTTCCATGCAAATAACTTGTACTGGAAATTTCGGTAGTGTTGCAATAATATCCTCGTCGCATTCCTCAGAATTGATGTCGTTTTCTTCTTCATCCTCCCATGAATCCGAACCGGCACTCGAATCATCTCCCATCTTTCTCTCTTCTGTTGTTTCATTATTGTCTTCCAATAGGTCTTCTTCGTCCAAATTACTAAGTGTATGGGAGGTTCTTGAAGAACATGTGGAACTTGTTCGAATCGTAGTTGATTTCATATTGCGATTTTCTTCCAACTCAAACAAGTTAACATTGGTTAAATCAATCAATGTAATTTCTTCAGGGGAATCTAATAATTGTTCAAAATCATGTGTAATATTTTCCACTGGACCAAGAGACACCACAGAATTCAACGAAGAAATTTTAATTGGTTTCTTTTTAATATTTTCTTTATTATAAAGATGTTCATAGTCCTGTACTTGGAATAATGTTCCCTTATTCTTAATAAAAAAATCAGAATTAGTCAAGTAATCCAAGTCATCTGAAATATTAATTTCATAGTTGTTTTTTATTGACAAAAACGAACCGTAGTAATTTATTCCATGCAAAAAATTAGAATGTTCGTTCAAACAAGAAGTCAAATAAACAAAAAAACCGTCTACATACGCAGAGTTATTCGTGTCTAACAATTTCGAATTAACGGAAATAGACTGTTCGCCAAAAGCAGGCAAATTAAATAAACTGTCTTCTTGAGTGTATTTACCAATTAAATATTTATATGGGTCCAACAACGGGGCCAACTTGAAGAAAATCTCCTTTTGTTTTGTTTTTTCCGTAGCTGTGCTTTTAATTTTACAAGGAAACGACGCCTGTTCACTATTTCTCTCCGAGATGCTAGATATATACCAATTGTGATTTAAGTTGACATTATTGTAATTTGTTTCGTTCAAAGAAAAGAACTTATTGTAAATGGGAATATAATTCTGAGTATGAGAGAGAAACAAAGTATTGGATTGTTCTAAACCTTTAAACAATTCGACGTTTTTACGTTTCTGGTAATTTAGGTACATTTTTTATATTAGCTATTCAACATATAAATTCTATATTATTTAAACTTAAAATACTTAATACTTCAAAGTATAGGCAAAAACAATTGTAGTGCGTATTTTTTTTTACCAAATTTATATATGCTCATTACATATATAAATCATGACGCTAGAACTAAAGAAATTCGACATGAAAAGTATAAGTTTTAAATCGAGTGAAAACAAAGGACCCGTTGTTGTTCTCATTGGAAAGAGAGACACCGGCAAATCCTTTCTCGTTCGCGACCTGCTGTACTACCAACAAGATATTCCCATCGGAACTGTCATCTCCGGCACGGAAGAAGGAAACGGCTTCTACAACAAAATGGTCCCGAAAATATTTATTCACAACGAGTACAATACCGCCATCATCGAAAACATCCTCAAACGACAACGCACCGTGTTAAAACAAGTAAAATCGGAAATGGAAGCATACAAACGAACTACCATTGACGCCCGAGCATTCGTCATTTTAGATGATTGTCTCTACGACGCTACATGGACACGAGATAAAATGATGAGATTGCTCTTTATGAATGGAAGACACTGGAAGCTAATTTTAGTGATTACAATGCAATATCCGCTAGGAATCCCTCCCACTTTACGAACAAATATAGATTTTGTGTTCATATTACGTGAGAATTATATTGCGAATCGTCGAAGAATTTATGAGAACTATGCCGGCATGTTTCCTACTTTTGAGTCTTTTTGTCAAGTCATGGACCAATGCACGGAGAATTACGAGTGTTTGGTGATAAATAACAACTCCAAATCGAATAAATTACAAGACCAGGTTTTTTGGTACAAGGCGGACAACCACAACGATTTCAAGTTAGGCTCGAAAGAATTCTGGGAGCTGTCAAAAGGGTTCAATTCAGACGACGAAGACGAAAAATATGACCCCAATTCAGTGAAAAAACGCGGAAGTGGACAAAAAATAAGCGTCAAGAAAACAAAATGGTAATTTTATATTTTTGACAGCATATGACGTAACAAATGTTTGCTTTGCCGTTAGGCAAAGCAAAAACGCCAATGAACTGAACATTTCTTTTTCTTGTTTTATTTAAATATTATCTTTTTATAATAAATAAATATTTTATTAAAAATAACCATTTTTTACTTTTATAAATAAAATCATTATTTCAAACTTTATAAAAAACATTTATTGCTTGTAAAAAAACAACCAAAATAATATAATATAAAGACTTTTTAATAAAATATTTATAAAAATGAGTTTAGACATCGTAAATTTAATTGAAACAAACCCAATCTCAAAATTAACAAAAAACTATCAGTCCAAGTTAATTGATACGGTAAAAGAAAATTTTAGTAGTTATGAACAACAAATGTTTGTTGCTAGTTTTTATTGTTATTTAAATTATAATTCAACAACGGATTTTGTAATTGACTTAGATGACATTTGGAAATGGTTGGGATTTAGTCAAAAAATAAATGCAAAACGGTTATTGGAAAAACATTTTACAGTTGAACGAGACTACAAGGCTTTTATTCAACAGAAAGCTTTTGAAACCGAAGATTCT